TGCTTTACACCAGTACTCCCACATAATTTACATGTCATTCTTTTTCTCTTGGATTTCTTTTCTACGGTCTTTAGTAAGTTTACCAAGATCGCCTAGTGCTTTACGAGCTCTAGCCGCTGCTGCTTTGACACCTTTTTCTTCAAATGTACCGTGTTCCTGTACATAAGTTTGGAAGGCATGCAAAATTTGCTCATGTAATGTCATGATGTTTTCTCCTATAAATGTTTGTATATTATATGTGATTTTTTGTTTGTTGTCAAGTCTTTTTATTCGCCATTAGCGTAAACTTTACTTTGAGTGACAGTTTTAACAAATGCACCGCAATCATAAGGGTCGTCTTTTCTAGCGACTGCTAGGTTATTTGCAAATACATTAGGGCTTGCTGAACTTATTTTTGTACTGTAAACAGGCGGACAATGTGTATGCGGAGTGTTTGTATCAGTTAATCTATGTATTGGCTCATTGTGTACAAATACATTGTCGCTACCACTTAGTGTTGCAATATCAGCAGGGACTACGCAAACAGCATGACCTGTGTTTACTACGTCTACTCCATTACCTCTTGCAACTAGTGGCATTAAGTTACTATTCCTGTTGTTTGTTTAACGTATTGTTTTGCTAATTCATCTTCTGTCTTAGCTACACAAACTATTACATTAGTATTTATTTTGAATTTATCTCCAGAAACACTAAACATAAAGGGTGCAAGTCCAAGACCTTGTTGTCCTGCAACAAGCACCATAGGTTTATGTATAGTGACCTGTGTATCTTTTTCTTCTTCTAGCCTTGCTACAAGTTCTTCGCCTGAAGTAAGTTTTAGAGAGATGGTGTCGCCTGTTTTATAAGTTGTTTCAAGTAGCATTATAATGTGTGTCCTGTTCCGTTATAGCCTGTTTCTTCTATATACGGGCCTAATTTATCATAACCACCAATGTTGTGTCCGTTAATACGAATCTGTGGAACTGTTCGAGCACCTGGGAAGTTTTCTAATAGTTCTTCCTTTGTGTAGTCAGTGCCAAGCGATTTGTATACATAATCTAATCCGTGACTTTCGCAAAACTGCTTTGCTCTATCACAAAACGGACACATTGGCTTTCCGTAAATTTCAATCATAAACTGAATCCTTTAAGTGAGTCTTTGTCAACATCTTGTTTGATACCACCAATGATATAGGATTCTACTTCTGTTTCCTGTGGTGCAACCTGCAATCCTGATGAACTCAGCCAATGCTGTGTCCAAGGTAGAGGGTTAGTGTTTACAGGCTGACTGAAGATTGAATTCATACCCAATGCTTTCAAACGTCTGTTAGCAATATATTCTACATACTGATGCAACAGTGTTGTGTTTAGACCAATCATCGATCCGTCTTTAAACAAATACTCTGCCCAGTCCTTTTCTTCTTGCACACAATTACGCCACAAGTCGTAAACTTCTTCTTCGCACTCTTTAGCAATCTTAGCCATTTCTGGATCGTCTTTGCCTTGTGCCCAAAGTTTAAGAATGTGTGTGCTTAGTGCAAGGTGTTGTGCTTCATCTCTAGCAATAAGACTAATAATCTTAGCACTACCTTCCATTAGCTTTAGTTCCCCAAAGCCAAATGTACACGCAAAACTTACGTAGAAACGCAAGCCTTCTAAGATGTTAACAGTCTGCATCGCAAGATACAGTTTCTTTTTAACATCACGCATGTTGCCTTCGCCACGATGCTGGAATGCATCAGCGGCATCATTAAATGCGTCATAGTGTTTGGTAACACTAATTGCACGTTCAATAATTTTTTCATCATCTAAGATTGTATCAAATACTTCACTTGGGTCTGCATACACGTTCTTCATGATGTGTGTATAAGAACGTGAGTGAATAGTTTCAAAGAAGTCCCAAGTTACAATACAACCTTCTAGTTCAGGTAGACTTACATGAGGTAAGAATGCCAAACATGGTCCACGACCCTGTACACTGTCTAACAGTGTTTGATATTTTAGATTTGCTGTAAAGATATGCTTCTGCTCTGGACGAAAGTTTTGATAGTCTGCACGATCTTTTTGCAAACTAACTTCTTCCGGTCTCCAAAAGTAACCAAGCATTGTTTGATTGAGCTTGTCGAACACAGGAAACTTAAATGTATCGTAACGCTGTGTGTTTTGATCTGCTCCAAAAAACATATTTTGTTTGGTGAAGTCTACCTTTTCTCTATTGAATACTGTTTTTGCCATTTATAAACCTTCCATTACTACAAACAACTATAACGTCATTTGTTCCATTTGTCAACTAGATTGCACATGCTTCGCACATTTCATCTTCCTGTGGTTTGTCAAAACCATTTAATTCTGTTTGAGCAGCAGGCTTCTCTTCTTCTATTTCGCTTGGATCAGTTTTATAATCATATGTATTCTGATAGTAAGAAGTTTTCCATCCATACTTGTATGTGTTCAACAAGTCTTGTAACATTACACTCATTGGAACTTCATTGTTCTCAAAGTGTGTTGGGTTGTATGACCAGTTGCCACTAATTGCTTGATCAAAGAACTTTTGCATTACTGCGACAACGTTAATGTAGCCTTCATTGCTTGGCATGTCCCATAACAATGTGTAGTGGTTCTTTAGTGTTTGGTACTGTGGAACAATCTGCTTAAGAGGCCCTTTCTTGGACTTCTTAACGGACAAGTAGCCACGTGGTGGTTCAATTCCGTTTGTTGCGTTCGACACAACGGAACTGCTCTCCGAAGGCATTTGTGCGGACAAAGTGCTGTGCCTGAGCCCGTATTCCTTAATATCGTTGCGTAAAGATTCCCAATCATAGTTTAACTTGTTCTCAACAACAGTATCTACATCCTTCTTGTATGTATCAATAGGAAGAATGCCGTCGCTGTATTTAGTACGGTCAAAGTAGTCACAAGCACCACGCTCTTTAGCAAGTTCATTTGATGCTTTGAGCAAGTAGTATTGGAATGCTTCTGTTAGATCGTGTACAAGTTTCCATGCTTGTGGATCATTGTAAGAAACTTTGTTTTTGGCAAGATAGTGTGCTAGGCCAATATATCCAACACCTAAACTACGTCTTGCTTTTGTACTAATTTCTGCTGCTTTGATTGGGTAACGCTGGTAATCAATAATTTCTTCTAATGCTCTAACTGCAAGATCACAAATTTCTTCTAAGTCAGTTAGTTCTTTAATCACGCCAACATTAATTGCACTTAAAATACATAGTGCAATCTCGCCATTCTCATCATCAATGTGTTGTAGTGGTTTAGTAGGCAGTGTAATCTCTTGACATAGGTTACTCATAAACACTGTGTCTTTAAATGAACTGTGGGTGTTGCAATGATCAACGTTCATAATATAGATACGACCTGTTTCAGCACGTTCTTTGATCAATGCTGAGAACAATTCCATTGCATCAATCTTTTTCTTTTTGATGCTTGTTTTACGCTCATACATTTCGTACATTTCTTTGAACTTGTCAGCATCACCAAAGTATGCTTCGTATAGTCCTGGGACGTCATGTGGTGAGAAAAGAGTAATTTCTCCACCGGACAACAATCTTTCATACATTGTTTTGTTTAACTGAATGCTGTAGTCTAACTTACGCACACGATTGTCTTCTGTGCCTTTGTTATTCTTTAGCACAAGAATGTCTTCAATTTCTTGATGCCAAAACGGGAAATGTGTTGTGGCACTACCACCACGCACTCCATTTTGTGTGCAACATCTTACAGTTGCTTCAAACTTTTTAAGGAACGGAATGATACCTGTGTGTGCTACTTCTCCGCCTCTGATCTTTGAGTTGACTCCACGGATACGTCCTGCGTTAATACCAATGCCAGCTCTTTGAGCTGTGTATCTACCAATGGACATGTCTGACGCAAAGATTGAATCAAGTGTGTCGTCGCTATCAACGAGAACGCAACTGGCAAACTGGCGAACTGGAGTACGCACTCCGGCCATGACTGGGGTTGGAATGTTGAGTTTAAAAAGCGAGGTCGCATCGTAGTATCTCCTTACATAATATAGTCTATCTTCTTTAGAATAGTTAGCAAACAATGTTGCCGCAATCATCATATACATATGCTGTGGAGATTCAAAAATTTCTCCGCTTGAACGATCTTGACACAAATATTTGTCAACTACCTGACGTAGACCTGCATATGTAAAGTGTTCGTCTCGACTGTGATAGATGTAAGAATCAAGTTTTTCAATTTCTTCATCAGAATATTTTTCTAGGATTTCTGCATCATAAACACCGCGATCAATATTTTTTTGAATCATTTCACGCAACGGCAAAGCCTTGTACTGTCCAAACACTTGTTTATATGTTCCGTATAGTAACAATCTTGCTGCTGCAAATTGATAGTTAGGATTTTCTAATGAGATAAGATCATTTGCTGAACGAATCATAATGTCCTGGATTTCTGATGTACTCATTCCATCATAAAATTGTATGTTTGCATTCATTTCAATTTGACTGCTACTTACCCCCGCTAAACCTTTACATGCTTCTTCTACTACGAAGTGAATTTTATCAATGTTTAACGGAACCTGTGAACCGTCTCGCTTTATGATGTGAATGCCGTTGGACATATTGTTCTCCTATATATTGTATCTAATTTCGTTGTCTTCATTATTTATTGTATTGGTGGCATGGCATAGGTCTGCTGTGGTTCTAAAG